TAATACCGCCCTGTGGTGTATCACTGTAATAACTCCATGTGTCAGTGGCACCGTCAGTCCTCGAATTACTACTATTAGTGCCATTTCTGTTAGTGGTTTTGGTTTCGCTTCCACTGCCTTCATGTGTAACACTTCTGTCCACACTAACTAACGGTTGAATTTTTAACAATTCGCTCTGATAAAGTTGGTTATAATAAGGCATTATGTTTTTCATCTTATCACTAAGAAACAACTTCCATCTTCCTACAGTTTCGCAACATATCTCTCTTGTGTAGTAATGCCTTAAAATCTTCTTACAAAGCTCTGCTCTATATTCTTCATCAAAAATAGGAAAGTCGCTAAAAATTTTGTTCCAAGACTTATTCAGTACATCTTCAATGTCGTTAAACCCTGTCGACTCTGTTAAATTCGCGCTTGTTTCACAAATAAATCTAACTTGTGTTGTATATTTACTCATTGTCATCCTCCTTCCTGTCATCATTCTGATTGAATACATCACGGAAATGACAGCTTATCTGAGTACCGAACATTCTGTTAATCTGCTCACAAGCCTGTTGCCTTGCAAATTCTCGAGAATATCTGTTAGCCATTACACCGCCTTGAAGCCTTTGCACTTCGTCCTTAATCATTCGTTCTTTTTTCTGAACACTTATGTTTGTTACACCTAAGTAAGTGAGAGCTTCATTCCACAGATTAACCTTTAATTCATACAACTTATCAGCTACATAGGGCGCGCCTGTTGTGAATACACCAAAAGAGCTTCCGTCTCCCTCCATGAAATCATTACTAGCAAAAATAACAGGTTGGTTGCCATCATACTCCATATATGCGTTTTGTAGAGATAATTGCTGTTGCTCACTACCTTTAATCAAAATCGGTGTTCTTTGAGCCTTGCAGTTAATATCGATACTTGCGTCAAGTTCAGCTAGTCTCTTAGCGTATATTTCCATTTTATTTTTACAACACCAATGCGTCATATTATCCCATATGATAACACTGTCACTTTTTCCGCACACTCGTTGATACCCATTAGAAGCATAAGCTCGTCTATCTAAAGGAATATTGTAAACATCAAGCTGTCCACCTAGTATACTTCTTAGGCACAGATTTCCCATAACTTCATCATTAAAATACAGCATAGCTCTATTTTCATACAGTCCAACTTCAATAAATCGAGCATCTACAGTGCTAGGAAGCCCAACCCATTCAAACGAGCTAATTGCTATTTCTGTAAATAAATCTAAGTATTGGTCAAAAGTGTAAAGCTGATAACAAACGCTGTCACTAAATGAAGTACGCTTTTGTGCTCGTCTTGCTTTTCTTGCATTACTCAATTTTTAATCTCCCTCCTTTCTAAACTGAATTATTAAGCGAATAATTACCAACCTCATTAGGGTGTTTCCAGAAGGTAATCCCATTATTAAAATAACTTTCAATCTGAGCTATGTCATCACTTGGTGCGCCGCCCACTATAGTACAGTCAACTGTTTTGGTATAATTCCAATGTGGTCTACTTGATACATTCGGCACTTTAGTTGTATGACAGGCATAACCAAACACGTCAAAATACTTGTCTATTGCTTTTGCATACTCAGCAGTAATTGATTTTCGTTGAGCCTCAAAACACACTTGTCCTTTACCAAATAGCGCGTTATTAGTTGCATAATTACCCTTTACATCATTAGCGGAGATACTAGCCGTGTAAGCACTTGTTAATATATTTTGCACACTACCCAGTGCTGAATTACTTGACTGTCCAGTAATCATTCCAGTAGCAGTCTGAACGGCTGATGGAATAGCGTTAATTGTTATTGGTACAGCATTTTGAGCAACCCACGCGTTAAACGCGTCTACATTCCATGAACATAAAGGGAAGCTGTCAAGAGTGATGGTTTCTGTCATATCCATTCTTCCTGTACCTCTTGTTTTTGTAGCCTTGTATCGGTCAAGTCTTAGCACTTCTTGCACTGGCATAGTCATGTTACCAACTATGTTATAATAGGGTGTAAGGTTATCTGAAAATTCATAGCGTTGAATTAATGTCTGGCCGCAATTATTTCTTACTTCATTGAAGTTGAACGGATACGTGTATAGTTTCTTGTTTCTTGGCTTGTATCCGTTTAATGTATCACTATTACTAATTGGTACACCAGTAACATTTATTGGATTAGTATTTCCAGTAAATGTAATATTAACCCCTTCGTCTGTAACATTAACAGGAAGTATATCTGTAGGGCATGTGTAAAGAGCTAATATATTTTCTGGAGTAGTTAAGTATGTATTTAAAAACTTAGTGAGATTATTACCACCTGTTTCTGTGTTCGCAAAGGCTTTTATTTGATAGCCACTATAAACGCCATCGTATATATACCCCCCTGTTGTGGCAAGTAGTACCATGGTACAAGTACTTAAAGAGCCTAGTCCGATTGACTGAGCGTCACCGTTGTAAACATACTCGCCACATTCGACATTTTCAGGTAGGATATGCTCACCGATGTTATCGCTTAGACTATGCTCTCTTTCAACAAAACATTCTTTTAGGTCAATATCAAACCAGTAAGTTTGTAGAACATCGATTTGAAAGCTTATCTCAGCGGTAACATTGTTAATATACTCAATTCCAGTCACAAATGCATAAAACCACCTGGTACTGAAAGCCGAGTTTTGAAACATCATGTAATTGCAATCATATAACGCGTCTGCCGTAGCCTGTAAACGACATTTACCCTTATTAACTCTGTTATAAGTTACTTTATTAAAATGCTTTCTGGCTTTACTAATAAAATAATCTGCCTGTGTTTTCTTGTCTGAAAAATAAATTGTGTGTTTCTGCTGAGTGGAGAGAGGCACTCCACTCAGCATATATACCTCACTATCTGGTACTATGTACATTGTTCATCATCCTTTTTTAATACGTTTGGTTGTAACGCCTGTATCGCCTGCATCTTTATTTAATACGACTTTATCGCCTACAGCACTAGTGCCAGTGATGGTTGTAGCACCTTTGTAGGTTGTTCCATGTAAATCAGCTACCAAGGTGATTTCTGATGTAGATTTTGTTGACGGAATTACAATAGCGCCATATTTCTGTACTGCAATTCCCTCCTTTGTAAGAGCTTCGGTCTGAACAAAATTAACTGAATTAGGTGCAAGTGTAGCTGTGTCATCCTGCACATTAAGTGTAAAGATAGTACCAACCTCAGAAACATCTTTTCCTGTGATTTCAACAGTAATTGTTGGAGGCTCGGCAATTGTTGCGTCACTGTCAACAAAAACGATTGCATTAGCAAAAGGTGAGTATGAAACAGTTTTCCAAACGTGCAGCCAATAATTCCAATATAAACCACTACCTACACGTGTTTCGTCAAATTCGAATAAGTTGTCATAAACTTGGAACCACTCTTCATCGACCAAAACTCCCTTAACATTTTTCATAAGTTCAAGCTCGTCTGTCGTTACTTCTTCGAGACCTGTAGACTCTTCTCTTATCGCTTCAAATCTTTCATTGTCAAACGAACTGAAATCGTCAATAAGGTGAAGTTTACCAATGAAATCAGCTTTATTCATATTAAAAGCACTGGCAAGAACTTCAACGTCAAATTTAGCATTAAAATCAGCGTCCATAAAAATACACTGTTTATCAATAGGTGTGTTGTTCTGTACATGAGACTCGTTAAATCTACCTGTCATATCAATAGGAAGTAAATTTGATTTCCCTCTAAAAGCTACGGCCACACTAGCCATGTCAGTAGTATCAATCGACTGTGGATATACTTTACCGTGAGAAATTGCTTTAATGAGCAGATACTTAAAAAGTAAGTATTCGTCATATTCAGCTGACTGATAAACTTGGTCAATAATTGATGTAATAAGATTAGTTACACCGTCAGCAGATGTAAACGCTCGTTTTAAAGCCTGTTTCTCTATAGTAATTGGGTACATTACCCTCCAATTAGTCAGGTGAAAAACTGACTGAACATTAGGAAGAGTACGTTTAAACTCCCTACTATCACCCTTGTCGGCATCATATTTTACAGCCTTGATAATACCAACAAAAATATCCTCTACAGTTTCACCAAATTCGAGATATCCCTTCTTGAGGTGCTTATAAGGGTTGTTAAAAGTTGCACTCTGCATACGCACCAACGCAATTCTGTTAATTAAAGCGTTGATAAATTCGTTAGAGTGTGTCGGATTTCCAAAAAGGATTTCTCCGACCTTTGGAATGTCCTGTTCCTTCTCTATTTTTGGAACATCTTTTTGGTAAGCATAGGACGCATTGTTTCTGATAACATTAAGAATATCAATAGAGCGTGCGTCAAGTTTCGTTTTAGCAATTATTCTAGCCATTAATCTTCCTCCTCTTCAAATAAATCCTCGAAAGAGTTGTAATCTTTCTCTTCCTCCTCGTGTTCTGTCGGTGTGTCTAGTTCATCTTCTTTTTTTTCAACAAAACGTGAAATATATCTGTCTCTCCACATTTTGTCATTTTCCTCGAATTTCTTTTTCCACTCGTCAGCGTCAGATGAGTCAATTGAGTCAGATATATCTTCGATAATTTCAATTGTCTCGTCATCTGTTCTATCTCCGACATATTTTTTTACTTTTTCAATAAGTTCGTCTTTTGATAATTTAGCCATTATCATTCTCCTTTCTTAAAATCGCCTGTGTAACATCATATAAATAGGCATATGCTTTCTTGTTGATGGTGTGGGTGGTGTAGGCGGTGTAGGCGGTGTAGGCGGTGTAGGTGAACCACTTAGATATTCAAACCAATTCTTACCGTTTTGTATTCTTTCGTCAAGTGCTACAACACCAGCGCGCTCACGTTCAAAACAGTAAGCCTTGACGGCTTCTTCAACATTCTTTAGTTGAGAAAATTCTAAACCACTATATGGATAACTTTTAGTAGGTATCCACTGGCCGCCATAGCCTTCAAGTACTTCGGCATTAATAAGCTGGCACTGTAAGTTGCCATCTTTCCAATCCTTACCTTGAGCCCTTGCGTAGTCAGTGAGGTTTGAGGATGGTGTCCACTGAATTAGCCCCCATCCACTAGATACACTTGCTCTTTCCTTTATCGCCGGATTTAAGGTGCTTTCTCTCTGAATATTTCCGAGCATACCACATATGCTTTCAAGTGTGTATTTTCCAGTAAAATAAGCGTTAAACTCTACAGCGTTATTTTTCATCTGCGCCTTTGTCAGATACTTCCCAGTACCTTCAATAACTACCCATCCCATTAAATTACCTCAGTAAGAAGTGCTTTCCATGTGTTGATGCCGCACTCACCATCCTTTAAAAGATTGTGGTCTCTCTGAAAATTAATACACGCAGATACACAGCCTTTACCATAATGGGTATCAATTGAACCTGTATAATAACCTAACTTTGACATTAGTATTTCAAATACAGTGACATCGTTATTTTTAGTACCTTTTTTCAATAAAGACATAGTGGTTAATTTCTCCTTTTTAAAATCAACAATTCTTTTAACAAGAACTAAGTCGTTTCGATGTGAAATATTAGTAATTGAAACACCCTTACCCTTGTTTGTTTTGGTGTTTTTACTATTTCCTATCGACTCAATCATTTGTGTACCGTTAACGGCAATTGCTATGTGAGTAATTCTCTTGGTTGATTTACCAAAATAAAGTAAGTCACCACTTTGAATATTTGTTACTGTTTTGCCTAACGCTGAGTAGCCTTGTGCTGTAGTTCTTGGTACTTTCATGCCACACTTATTAAGTACAGAATATACAAAACCACTACAGTCATATCCACCCTCAGACTCAGACTCTCCACCCCATACGTAAGGCTTTCCGAGATATGTTCTCGCCGTTGTTACAATATCACTACTTTTCATTGACATTCACCTCGCTGTCAAGCTTATCACAAAGTTTTTGAAGCACGAGTGTATTATTGTTGAGTGCTTCTGCAAACTTGCTTGTCTCTTCCGTATGTGAGTCATTAATTTTGTTAATGTAATAACACATAATTAAACACATTCCTATGGGAAAACCAAGCGTGGAAATTAATGTTGATATGTCGTTAAGCATAATAGTGACCTCCTTTCTTTTTTCTTATTATAACATATTATCAACAAATTATCAACATTACTTTGACAAATTGTTGATAATTTGTTATAATAAACTAAAGGAAGTGGATAAATGAAAGAAATAAAATACTATGATGGCACTAAGCTATTAAGCATGAAAGATATTAATGGAAATGTACCTGAAATTTACATTTCGACATCGAATAGAACTGCAGGAAAAACTACATATTTTAATAGATATTTAGTTAATCGCTTTTTAAAATATAATGAGAAATTTTGCCTACTGTACAGATTTCAAGACGAGTTGAAGGACTCAGCTGACAAATTCTTTAAGGATATACATAATCTTTTTTTCTCAGCATACACCATGAAAGCTGTACAAATTGGTAATAGTAAAATGTATGAGCTGTTTCTGTGTAGTGCATACGATGAAGAGGACGACGGAAAATCCTGTGGTTATGCCGTTGCACTAAATTGTGCGGATAAAGTTAAAAAATATTCTCACTATCTAAATGATGTAACAAGAATACTTCTTGACGAATTTCAATCCGAAACTAATCATTATTGCGCTGATGAAGTCAGTAAATTTATAAGTATTCATACTTCAATAGCAAGGGGTAATAATAGTCAAGTTAGATATGTACCCGTAATAATGATTTCAAACGCTGTGACGCTATTAAATCCTTATTACACGGCATTAGATATTACTGAGAGACTTACATCTGACGTGAAGTTTTTACGTGGGGATGGATTTGTTCTTGAGCAAGGATATAACGAAAGTGCGTCTAAGTCGCTGGAAAGCTCACTCTTCAATAGAGCTTTTCACAAATCTAATTATGTGGCCTATGCGTCACAGAATGTCTACCTAAATGATAATAATGCTTTCATTGAAAAAATGAAAGGCCAGAGTCGGTATTTATGTACACTTAAATATAAGGGTGAAGAGTACGCCGTTAAAATGTTTGAAGAAGAAAGCGTTGTTTACTGCGACAAGAAAGTTGACCCTGATTTTAAACAAAGAATTTCAGTCACTACAGATGACCTTAATATTAATTTTGTTATGCTTAAAAATAATGGATGGTTAATTGACTATATGAGGTACTTCTTTGATAGAGGATGCTTTAGGTTCTATTCACTTGACTGTAAGGAATGTATACTTAAAGCTCTAGCTTATTATTAACGGTATCTGCGTTAGTTATTTTTGTAACATTGGTGTGAAAGGCTCTTTGAAATATAAGACACATCTCTGTAGTTGGGTGTATGCCTACCCATGCATTAAGAATTAACGTTATAGATATATTAAAGAGACAGATATTAAATTCTGTCTCTTTTGTTATGTTTCACGTTGCCTTGCATTTCTGCATTGATACAGTGTATCAATGTATGAATGAAACATTTTATCTCATTTTATATGTTGTCTCCTGTAATACTATTCCACCCCTTATTCTCACTGGTCGGAGTTTTCCATATACTTCCAATCCTTGTTTAAAATCAGCAAGCGTTCTCTTTGTTTTCAAAAATTCCTGTTGAATTGTTGGGTATTTCTCTAGTTCTTCATCTGTCACCCCCTCCATTGATTTAAGAAACAAGTTTTTACATATATCGGGCATACCTGCACATTTTACATTATAGTATGGCTCATTAATTGGTTCTTCATCCTCATGCGTAACATGCTCAATATAAGTTTTCTGACGAACAAAAATAGCTTCATCCCAAAAGCTCTCTAATTTCCAACAACAAAAATTAGAAGGGTGTATTTTTATTCCATTAATATTTTTCTTTGTAGTGCAACAATGTATGCTATCCGTGTCAGCGTATACAAAATATTTATAGTTTTGCTGCGCCGCTCGAATAGTAAAATTTCTAGCATAACTTGTTATAGCTGAACCTATTGGGATATACATAACTTTCTTTTCGTGTTCTTCAAATGTTGTAAAACCTAGTGAGCCATCGTCCTTCTCTCTTGCCACTTTAAAAGAGGATATATCCGAACTGCTAAGTTTTCCGTATAAGTTATTTAAAAAGAGTTTTGCTAGTGTTCGTCTTGCCCCTGTACTATTTTGTTTAATTTTCTTATACTTGTTAATATACCTATCAAAAATTCCTGTTATAGTTCTAAAGTAACATCCATCCAATAACTCAAAATCTACAAGATTATAATGCTCTTGTAACAACTCAAAATCAGTTTGAGTAAGTACCATTTCAACAATAGCTTTTTTAATATTTCCGTCTAAATCTTTGTACCATGTGCATACATTCCCTGTATCTTTATCAACTATATCGGATGTTTCAAGCATTTCGGTGGCATTATACAAAAAACTACCCTTAATCTGTATAAATGGCAGTTTATTTTCTTTCAAATAAAAACGTGTACGGATGCGAACAAAATAATAATATTGGTCTGTAAGACATTTTGAAGGTATTTTACCCTTGAAAAAAACTGGCTGACCATAGGGATAATAATTTCCACTTTCTGAGTGCATCATAGAGGGATAGAGACTATTGACGTCCGCCGTTATACCCTCAGTGTAAATTCTGTTTTCACATCCTTTCTTTAGGTAACACCATCCGCCCCTATATGAATGTCTTATATACTCGTCAGCGTTTGAGTATTTATATTCAAGTGGGTTTAATTTAAACTGTGTTAAATCTGGAAAAAATGCTTGATAGTCTTGCTTGTCAACTGTAGCTTTAAATTCAGAGAGACAGCATGACCCAATAGTAAGTTTTAAGTGCCCCTCAGATTGCATAATTTCTAGTGCTTCTTTAACTACTAGGACATCATTAGCAATATATCGTTTTTCGTTATCTGTAATTGGACAACCTGCGTATCTATGGCCTTTATACTCCATATTTAATTTACGGTGCTTTGTTTGAAAGCTTTTCCCAATTTGTTCAACTGAAAATGGCAAGAGTTTCAAACTATCTCTAATCTCAATAAATGCGTAAGGTGTCTTGATAAGTATACTGTACCACTGACCCATGTCTGAAATCGAATACACAAACGATTTTGGTGTTAAATCTTTTTCTTTCAAAAAGTGCACATCACTATCATTATTCGGATTTACATATATCTTTTGCTCATACTTCAAATCTGTTAGCAAGAACGATAGCCAGAACGAACCGTCAAACTTTAAGTTATGGTAATATATGCAAATATTCTGTTTTAAGTTATAAAGATAATTATATGTCTCTCTAATAGAATGGTGGATTTTAACATCCTCCGTGCCTAGTTCGACAACTGCGGATGCCCACACCTCTGTGAATGTCTGTCCTGCATATACAGTGGTTTCAAAATCACCTACCATATATTTCATTTGCTTTCTCATATCTCTTCCCAGGTTTCATCGCTGTCTAATGCTTTATCAATTTCTGCCTGTTCTGCATCGCTTGGTAAATTACCACTTATTATCGTATATAAGTGTTGTACGGCCGTTCTTGATACAGCACTACTTGGATGATATTTAATTATAACTTCACAAGTTGCTAAAAAATCCTCATTTACTTGTGCTATGGAATACATAACAGAGTCTGCGCCATACTTTTCAATTTCTGAGTTTAAAACATTATTTAATAAGTCTGCTGACTGGGATTGTTGAACACCCACGTTTGCTATCATGGACTGTACTTTATTCCATACTAGTCTTGAAGCATGAAACGTTTGTTGCCATTCTCTGTTAGACTTAATTCGATTATAGTCCGCTTGGTCTTTTTTTCTTCTCCTAGTTTCCCATGCTTTCCTTGAAGCTTCTTCCCTTATTTCTCTTTTTCTCTGCTCAACCGTTATTGGCTGTCCTGTTACTGCACTAATAGCATAAGCCTTGTTATAAAGTTGTGCAGGTCTAATCTTTGACAGCCTTCGTATTGAACCACTTGTTATAGTTTTTGGTTTTGGTGGTATAAGGTTAGGCTCGAACACATACCCTCTTTTTTCAGCGTTTCTAATAAACCGTTTAATTCTATTTCGCTCCTTATTATATTCCTTTAAGAGCTGTGACTTCTTAGTTGTCTTACCCATACACTTAAAACCTCCTATGCTTATAAGTAAAGGGGGGTAAACCCCCCCTTTATTAATAAATACTCTAAATAATTAAAGTAACATTAATTGGTAAAATTTTCTACCGTTATTGGATGTATTCTCGATTACCTCTATAAGGGCATGTCCTTCATCTGATATGATATCCTCAAGCATATCTAACGTTTCATTAACAGTCTTAGAAATGCTTGTAAAAACTGTTCCGTCTTTATCAACAAGCACTGTTACTGTTACAGGTTTTCCGTCCTTGTCAGTATCAGCATATTCGCCGACATTGACAACATCAATCTGTAATCCCTTCTCAATTTTGTGTGATGAAGCCTTTGCATTAAATAATTCTTTCTTTGATAACATGATATTGTCCTCCTATTTTACTGTGGTGTGTCTGCTTTGTCTACTTTGTCTGTTTTTAATTCCTCTGCTTCTTCAATAAACTTACTGAGTGGCATTGTGTATGTCTTTGTGACTGTCGTCTTGTCTGTGATTGCTGAGATTTTAAAGGTATCTGTCTCATACATCTTACGGATGTAATTAAACAGTTTCGCTTCATCCTTTGGTGCTTCACTCTGATAGACCGGGTAAGTCTTGGTCATAGACTCGCACGTAAGTACATCCATGCCAATTACTGTGATGTTTAGTGTGCTGATTGTTCTTGTTACGCTTGGTTTTCTCACTTTAATATCCTCCTTGTTTTTGCAATGTGTTTGCTTTGTAACTTATTGTAACTTGTTGTAACATGCACCATTGGTGCAAAGACTATTGGGTGGGATTGCACCACCCACCAGCTTGGTTACTGCTAGTTAAGATGTATTAAGAAATATGTTCTATTACCTTTTTCATGTGCTATAGTCATATCATGCACTAATTCACTCATTAACTCATCTGGTATATACTCTGATAAACCCTCATATACCATACTCTGTGTAGCATTGTCATAAACCTTAATTGTCTGGTGATTTAGAACTAAGTATAAATTATAAAGTACCATATTTATATCCTCCTGTCTTCTCTTAGCATTTGTTAAGTTGTAGCTTCCTTACAAGTATTATAATACACTATACGGTACTAAATGTCAAGCATTTTTTTCTCAAAAAATTTAATAAATTTCGATGTAAAGAATACCGTCTTTCATTTCGTGTGCTTTAACATGACTATTGATATGTTGTATCACTTCACTAGTTCTCAAGCGCTTTCCGTTTCTATATACTTTTATTTCGTAGCAAGGTAACACGTTCATTAATTGTAATACATCACATACCCTCGGTACTTCACCGTCAATATATTGACTAATCATCATTATTGTTACCATAATAAATGTCGCCATAACTATTGCATTATATATTTCCATTTTTGTTAATCCTCCGTCACAATAAAAAATTCGTTTCTTATAATATCTATTCCGTTAATGGTTCTTTCAAGTAAATCAGATGTAATAAAGACAGCTTTACCTCCCCCACTCCCCTCCTCCTCTCCCCACAAATAACCAATGCCTACTCTCAGTTATGATATTCAATAACGCTAATTATATCTTTAAGTTTCATTTAACTTATCCCTCCATTCTTTTACTTCATCAACTATGATTTCTGCTAATGCTGTAGCCGTGAGATTGGACTCAAGCAATCCGAATGGTGCTTTAAATGTGTGCTTATAGCCGTCAGCACATATATAAAAAATTGTTGATGATATTGAGGGTTCAATATATGTTTCAACTCTGCAATCATTAAACTCTGGTGATGTTTGTATTAGTGTTTTAACTACTTCTAAATATTGAGCGTGCAAGTATTTTTTTCACTCCTTTCTATTTGATAAAAATATAAATGCAAGTGTTCAATTACTCTTTATACATTATATCACTTTAAAAATAAAATTGATGCATAATCTGTTAATATAATGTGAACATTTTGTGAACATTATAATCCTCTTCTTACTAACTCTACTAAATTAAAGTACATGGTTGTACCTCGAATGGGGTACGAGCTTGTCGACGTTTTTTGAGATGGTAT